AAACTTTAGAGATATCACCTTGACGCACAGAGAGTACATCGCGCATCCTCTGGTCACGAGCAGCGTAGCGTGTTTTAAGTCTTTCGACTTTAGCTACTACCTCTTTAGTTGATAACAATGTTTGTCCTTACTTCTTAATTTTAATTGTTTTAGTTTTTGGTTGTTATTATCTAGGTTGTCTGCCCATAGAACCACCAAGTGCCCCACCAAGACCGCCACCGCGACCACCCCTAGCGGTATAAGTTTTACCAGTAGTTTTATCTGTTACTGTTTTAGCACCTGCTTTGATAGCAGCTTTTGCTGCTTTATTATTTGCTGCTGGTATAGATGCTTCTAATTGAGCAATAATTTGTTTTACTTGCTTTGAGGTTAGCCCCATATCTGATGCTTTAACTTTCTTGGCTGCCATTTTATCTCCTTAGATGAATGTACGTTCTTGTTCCGCGAACAGTTCATCGAGATTGATTACTGTGCGTTTTGCGCGTTCGCTGCGCGACAAAAATGGATTCTTCATATGGTGTACTGCGTGGATACCTTGGTTAAGCATCTCTCGCGCTCTAATCTCACAAAACCATAGAGCCATAACCATATCGGTCTTACCCTTGGTAGTAGGCGACCAAGTGATAAGTTGCTCTATTAAAGCCTTCACGTTCTCGGTTTGATCCGAAGGAAGGTGCATAAGATTATCTCGGTGGTGCTTACCATCGTGTTGCTTAGTTCCAAAGAGGGTAGACATAGAAGCTACACCAAAACCTGAATCCCATTTATTAGAACCGGTATGGTGTTCTTTAAGTAGTACACCTTTAGAAGCAAGTTGCTGACGGATACCTTCATCTTGAGTTAAGAAAGATTGAAAGGCGTTCTTTTCTACAACCCACTCACTAGGAGCATAGAGGTTGGTCCAGTCAAAGATTAACTGCCTAATAGCAGCAGGGGTAGGTCTAGTAATTTTAATAGCATCTACAATGTAACGCTTATGTGATATGCGGTCTATGGCATAGCAGATAGCGGCGGTATCGCCAACCATTGCTGGGTCTAGCCCACAGACAATAGAAAAACCATTCATATCTTTAGGATGCCCTGGGTGACCTGGAACTAATCTGCCAGACTTACGCATACCATCAATAGAACCACGAACACATACTGGGTCAAAGATTGCATCGTCAGAGATATCTTGTTGCTGATAAATCAAAGCCCAAGTAGAGGGATCCATAGATTGTCGTTCGTTAAAAAGGTTACGTCCGGACCATCTAGGATAGAGTCCAGTTTCTGGGTTCTTATCTTCTTCCTTCTGTCCATCAAAGGGTTGGTCAGATTCTGCCCAGAGAGTTAACCACTTATCAGGGTCATCATCTGTTTCTAGCAAAGCTGGCATAGCTAGATAAGTCCAAGGGACTAAGCCACCTGGGTATCTATCTTCATTGCGTAATTCTTTATAGAGGTCTACTGCGCTAACTCTAGTACCAATAATGATTAGCTTCCCCGTAGGGTTAAGACGGGAACGCACATCTTGGGTAAGCCACTTAATCTGACGCTCAAAGTCATTAGCGTTAGAAAGGGTTACAGCATCATCAACTATAATCATATCGGCGCGTTTACCGTAAATCTGACCGCCAATACCAACAGCTTCGATATTTGGGTCTTTCTCGCTGGACTCACGCAGTTCATCACCAAAGGTAATACGGGTGGCTTGCCACGATGCTGACTTAGAATTGAACCCTACGCCAGCAGCGTACGCTTGTTGTAAGTTTTCATACATAGGATGTGTAAGGCGCTGCTTTATGGCGTAGAGAAAATCGGCTGCTAGACGTTGAGTCTGAGATACTATCAAGATTCTAAAGTTGGGGTTCTGACATATGAGCCAGGTCACATAGTCTATGGTGATAGTAATAGACTTTGCGTGGTTGGGTGGGATGTTTAGAAGGATACGGTTACTAGCTATACCCTTTTCAAACTTCATAGCTGGGTGGAGCCAGGATGGATCTCTACCTTCAATTACATCAACTAGATTGACTTGATGTGGGAAGGTCTGGCTATGTAAGAATCTTTGACGGAACTCTACAAAGTCAATATCGTGGACATCGCCAGAGGCAAATACCTTAGTTCTAAGTCCAAGCCTAGTTCGATCTACTCTGTCAGCAAATGCTTTATCAGAGCGACGGTAGTACTCATAAGTCTTTAGAGTTTTGCCGGCTTCGCCGCAAGCCTTCTCGACGGTAACACCTTCAGCTACAGCTCCTAGGATGATTCTCTTTGCTATGTCAGCCGAGTTTTCAGCCATTGGACTCCTAGTTTAATTGCTTTTTATTGTTCTTGGATTTTTCTTGTTCTTTACGAATTTGATAACCAGTTACAATGCCAGCAGCAGGCTTTAGCCTTGCTTTGGTTTTTTTATTAGCCGCACGACCTGCTGCTGCTACCTGACCTGTTTCGCCTTGGCGAGGATTAACTACTCGTTGAACTCGTACTCTGGTACCTGGCTTTGGAGATCCAGACTTTTTACCTATAGCAGATTTAAGGGTGATATTGGCATTTTTGGCTTGGGTACCTTTTGTTACCTTGACATAAGGAGTTTTCTTTGCAATGGCTGCTTTGGCAGCTTTTGCTGCCCTAACGCCGCGAATAGCTCCACCAGCAACGGGGGCTACAAGAGAGGCTGTAAGGATTGCAAGATCCGCTAAGTTCTTAAGATTTTTCTTGGAAGGAAGTCCAATAGGTTTACCAGAACGTTCTGCTAGTTGTTTCTTAAGCAATGCGCTACCAGAACGGTAATCAGTTTCTGGTTTCTTTGGCATAGTAGTTCCTTAAAGTTGGATGGGTTAAAATTTATTATCGGGCGGAATAAATCGCTATTCAGCGATAGATAGTGGGGAGAGTAAGGGGTAGTGGAGGAATGATTGTTTGACAAAATAATAGAACTATCCCTACTAATTCCCGAACGGGCTGTCGGGCTTGGCGCCCGAGGGAGCTGGGCGAACTGAGGGGTAAGTCAGCGCTTGACCTAGGGGTCATCGCGCCAGCGATGTTAGGTCGTAAATAGGGCTTTCCCAATTTACTCCCCTATACTGTATAAGGCAGGAAATATAACGCATTTCCCGCTTTTTCAAAATAAATCTTTTATTTGTGACTAACATCACAGGATATATCCACCCAAAATAGGACAAAGTAGGACACGGGGCTACAGCTTAACTTTATCAAAAATATCTATTTGGGGAGTACATACCCCCCGTTCATAATACTTAACATACGGGGGTCGTTGATGTCCGTTTTATGCGTTATTGCCTGCTTTGCCTGTATTGTCTGGCTTGTCTGAATTGTCTGCTCTTAATTTTGCTAGGGCTTACTCTACTTTCGGCAGGGTATCCCTTACCTATTCGCCCCCTATATTTAATAAATGCCGGAGCCTTATCCGCTAACCATTAGCCCTAACCGGTAACCCTTAGCCTTAGCCCTATCCCTTAGCCTTATCTAATCGGGCAGCGCTTACCCTTGCCGGCTCTAATGGATCACGATCACCGGCGGCAATAGATCCGGAGCTGCTGCCCTAATAGGCTCCCGACACGGTGGAAAGATAAACCGGTTAAGTGCTTGCGTAGACGGTAGAGTACCGTTAAAGTTAATCCCGTGAGCTATTACCGGCTCACCTAATGGAGGGATTATCGTGGCAAATAAGCATAATAAATGCGTATCGTGTGGCTCTTTCACTACGCAATTCAATACTGATGACGGCGTTTACTATTTCGCACAATGCGGGGAGTGCTGCTAATGAATAATGAATATCTCGAAATTACTCTAACGTCGTATGGCTTTACCTTCTCCACCGAGCCGCTCTATTTTAATCTCTCTTGGTTAGGGCTTGGAGCTATTGTAATAACCCTAATCGCTCGCAAGATCTATAAGATCAAGAGGGGCAAGTAATGGCTACTATAAATTATCGCTGCCCTAATTGCGGCGCAGCTTGCCTAATGCCTAGTAATTTCGCGCCGGTACACTTTTCCGGCAGACTTTCACAATTAAGCGAAGGATACTGTACGACTAGCTGCGCTCGCGCAGCTCTTAATGGCTTGATAGCTCTTAATGCTATGAGCGGCGGCAAGCTCGCTGCTAGCTTGGATCGTGTAAAGTGAGCAGCGAAATAATCGCAAGCAATAGCTGGCGCAAGCGCATAAGTGGCGAGCCTTACGGTATCGCTAATCTCTTACTATTAGAGATAACCGGCGAGCTTGTTAAGCATAAGGGTAATTCTTACCCTTACTATTCCATAACCGGCAGCATTAGCCGCGAAGATAAGCGGTACCGTGATCCCGTAATAACTTGCGGCGCTATTCATAGCGAAATTCTGGCACACTTCCCCGAGCTTGCTCCCCTAGTAACCGCTCACCTATCGGAGGCAGACGGTACACCGTTACACGCTGCCGATAACGCTCGCTATTGGGCAGGGTTAAGCGCTTATGGTGACGGGCGCGCTATGTCGCCCCGTGATAATTACGGGCGCATAGAGATAGAGCTAGACGCGGCGGGCATAGAGTGGGCACCGGTGACCCTTGCTAGCCACTTACGCGTTAGCGTAGAGCTTGCTCGCGATATTCGCGGCGCTATGGTGAGCGGTTTACCTTGGGAGCGGATAGCTGCTCAGGCTAAGCTCCTCGAGCTATGGAATACGCAAGCGGGAGCCGCTCGCGCTCTATTGATAACGCATAAGAGGGTTAGCGCTTAGATAGTGGCGTGCTATCGCTCACCGGTTACGCGGTGAGCGGTGGTCTGCTCCTAGATTAGGGCAGAATAAGAGAGGGAGCTAGTTAATGGATACGATTACTTGGGAGCGCGTGAGCGTTCAATTAGAGGGAGCGCGTGAGCTATTAGAGGGAGCGAGCCTATGCGCTGCTAAGGGAAAGAACGCGCCGGTGTCGCTTGCTTGCGTAGCCTTACGCGTAGACGGTGAGAGCGGGCAGCTTATCGCTCGCGCTACTGATAGGTATCGCCTAATTGTGGGGAGCATTACGGTAGAAGGAGAGGATAGGCTAGGCGAGATCCTTATATCCTTAACCGATATTAAGCGCATAGTGGATCTAATGAAGGGAATTACTATCGGTTATCTCATAATCGAGAGAGAGGATAGCGGCAGGGTATCCTTCCGCGTTAATGCTAACGCTAGCCTTACGGTGGAGCCACTATCGCACACTTTCCCTACACCGGAGAATTTCGCGCAACTATTGAAAGAGCCTGATACGCGTGAGCCTATCGGCGAAATATCGTTTAACCCTAGCCTATTCGCCGATTTTGCTAAGATAAGCGGCAAGGATAACCCCGTTAAGGTTACTTTCAACGCAGCTAATAAGCCTATTACTATCGGTTTAACCGGCGATAAGGTAGCGTGGAGCGCATTACTTATGCCTATGCGTACCGTCTAGTTTAATCGGGTAACACCGCTCACCGGTAATTGGTGAGCGGTGTTATCTCATTAACCGTTAATGGGATAGTAAGCGAGGGAGAGGGAGATTATGAGTAATTGTATAAGCGAGAATATAGCGTTTATACGCTGTTTATATCATCACGATATTATCGGATCTAAATGCTTATTAGCTTATTGCGCTGAGTGTGGGAAAGATATTGAACGAGAGTGCGAAAGAGAGGGAGCTAATGAGCGTTGAAAGATTATTCCCTAGTGGCGCGTGGAGAATATCCGGCGTCTATGAGGGAGAGAGTGATCACCACTATTTAACACGCGTCTATTATGGATACACCAAGCGGCAAGCGATAAGGTTATGGCGCAAGCAATTAAGAGAGGGAATAGCTAATGATAACTAGACGCGGAAAGAGAGTGAGGGCAGCTTTAATCGCCGGAGCTATCGCCGGCTCACTATTATTTATTACCGGATACCATAAGGTTTACGGTAATTGCTATTATGAGGGAGTCGATAAGATCTGTACCTTAATTAAATGGGAGAGGAATAAGTAATGATAGGTCTATTAGATGTAAATACTTACGCTTCAATGGTTATAGATTATCTAAGCGAGGGAGAGAGTGAGAAGCGGGAAGCTATTAAACTAGAATTAGAGAGTAAATTAGCTGACCGTAACGAGATATTAAAGAAGCTAGAAGATAAGGCTAATGAATTCAGTAGCGATAATAATTGGAATAGATACGAGAGTGCTGATGAAGCCTATGCCTACGGTGAGGAGCTTAACCAATTATTAGGCGATTATGAACTAGATCCTGACGATATAGAAAATATCCAATGGCAAGTAGAGGATATAATTAAGAAAACCCAACGAGAGTGGGCTTATCGTATGGAACGCGCCCAATGGTAATTTAACCAAAGATACGGTAGAGTACCGTAGCGATAGGCAGCTTACTCTCTCTCACCGGTAATGGTGGGAGAGGGTGAGAAGTAGGTCACTACTTCATTAACCAAGATAGAAGGGTAAGTAAATGAGCCTTAATAAGCAAGCATTAGACGCTTGGATTACACGCGAGCAAGATAATGATGAAGATATTGTCGAGGAATACGTGCTTAAGGGTATTACTGGACAATTTCCGGACTTTGATGAAATGATATTGTCGGGTCTACTAGATGAGTGGGCTTGCCATAAGGCTTGCGGTGAGTATTACACCAAATGCCGTTGTGATTTTGGGAAGGGCAAGTAATGAGTAAAGAATACCATTATGTAGTGAGATATAGCGATTATCGGGGCTGGCATATAGATCCCGATACCGAGAGTGCTAATTTCCCTAACGGTACTATCTACGACACTATTTTAGAGGAGTGGCAATTCGGTTATCTAGGCGACGGAGAATATAACGGTAAAGAGTGCGAATTAACCGAAACACTAGGCAATATCTTAGATCTACACAATTCGAAGGAGAGGGCAAGTAATGACTAAGACCAAAGTGTTACAAGTATGTCGCAAGTGTGGATCTAATGAAGCTCTATTTATTACGCTACGCAACGGAGAGAAATTGCCTAGTTATGTAATGCGAATTGGTGAAGGTATCTACTGTAATGAGTGCGCGGGAGAGGGTAAGTAAATGAAAGCAAAAGATTTAATCGAGCAATTAAAATACTATAAAGAAGATGAAGAATTATTGGTCGCATATTGGGATAAGGAATATGCGGAAACCGCTTTTGATGATATTGAAGGATTTATTCTTAGCGATACTGCGTGGGCTGACGCTATTCGACGCACAGAGAATATGGATTTCTGGCAAGAGTGCGCTAGTAATGAGCTTACTGACCAAGTATTATTAGCGGTTAAAGCAGAAGAAGAGGGCGAGTAATGAATCACGCTCATAAGTATATTTACAATGATGTACCAGCTCTTGGAGAGTGTGAGTGTGGAGCGTACCGCGTATGGGATAGAGAGAATCAAATCTATAAAGAGATAGAGAGAGAGGGCGAGTAATGGAGAGAAAGAACGGTAAGGCGGCAAAGAAAAAACCGAAAGTCCAAAAGAAAACAGGGCGCACTATTGGCGGTTATAGCCTAAGTAAATTAGCTATCCGCGCCTTAAAGAGAAAGAGGGCAACTAGTGGCAAGTAATCAACACGCTTTAATTGTGGTGATCGAGATAGAGAACAAGTGGAATAAGGTGGCGATCTTCGACGCTACCGACACTTCACCCGAACGACAACCGATAGGAGAGGGAGAGGGCAGTAAATGGCGCACCGCGCTAGGTGAAGCTCTCTCACAGATAGAGTTAGGCGCACCGAGAAAGAGTATCAACGACATCAAACGAGAGAAAGAAGAAGGAGAGGGAGAGTAATGAATAACTTAGATTTATATCCTTGTTATGTATGTAAGAAAAAAATTAACCTAGACGACAGCGTTTGGGCTAGTAGTAAAGGTGATGTAAATAATCCACTCTATTGCT